CAGTCTGGTACTTCGGGCGTGTGTTTCCGTTATTGAAAAATTCCGCCCAAAAAATAGCTAGGGGGTATTCATAAAGATTGCGAAAAAAGCGATCGCAATCTTTACAAACCTTCCCCCTAGCTATTTTTTGGGCGGAATTTTGCATTAACTCCAACCCCCGACCGAAGCGATTCCAGACTGAAAGCCTTAAAAAAAACAGTCGTACTAGCAGTTAACCCCCTTCACTCAGCTCAAGCCATCCTGAGGGGCGAGGGCAGAAAACCAACGATACATGAAAGGATTGATATGACTTAGACCGACAAACACGACAATTTAAGAGCGGTGGGGATAGCAAAAATCCCCAAGCCTGAGAACAAGGGGATTTTGCGTTTCCTGCCAAGTTTGAAACTTTTCAGGAATGAATCAAATGCAAATCTCATTAAGACTAGGGAAATTGCAATTGACCGTTACGATTGATACGCGGATTATTTTAGCCGTCATCATGATGTTCAGTCAATAACCCACGACAAGAAGGTCGTCTGAAATGTTTCAGACGACCTTTTATCATTGTGCCGACCCGACGACACCGCCACGCGCTGCGAACTGTTCGCCCGCTTCAGCATAGCCGTCATACATCAAATTTTGAGGGCTTTTCCCGCCCAAACTGACGACTTGACTAGAATCGCTGTTTACAGGCTGAATTTGACGGTTTTGGACGTATTCGCGGGGCTGTTCCTTGTAGGGATTAAAGGGCAAGCCGTTTTTCGCGTATTCATTGCAAGTTTTTTTGTCTATCTCTTTTATGACTGTGCCTTGAGAGCTATAACAAGAGCAACCTGACACGCCGCCTGAAATACAGGCTACAGGATATTCAAGCTGTTTCACCTGTCTGATATTGTCATAAAGCGGTTTTGATTCGACCATACCTTCTATTTTTGGCTCAAGCATTTCTTTCGTCAGGTTTTTATTCTGATTCTGCGATATTTTATGACCTATTTCACGAGCAGACGCCGCCGACCCCTGTTCAGCCGTCTTTTTGACCGTTTCGGAAGCTACAACAGATTTTTCAGACACTGACGAAACATCTTCAGACGGTGCGCCCAAACCTGTTAAAAGTTTGAAACCCCAATACGCCGTTATTCCAAATACTATAAGAGATATAGGAATGACCCACAAAACACGACTTTTCGGCGTTTGAACTTTGGTATGAATCTCAGCCGACTTATACAAAGCGAATGCCTTTTTATCTAACTTGTACACTTCAGCACGGGCGTTTTTCATTTCAACTTTTGGATTATTGGCGCAATAATCCCAAAAATAACGCATACGGACACCGAGCGGCGTTTTATGTATATGATAGTGAGCACCGACCAAATCGCGTACATGTTTATCAATTCGACCAGGCATTTGGGTTATCAGAATAATATCAATACCCGAATGTCTATGAATGTGAAGCCATTCAATTAATTCAGGCGTTTTTGAACCAGCAGAGCGTGGCGGAAATACGTTTTGTGCTTCGTCAATAATCACAACAGAACCATGATTTTCAGGATACTTAAGCCAAACATTCATATCTTTAATATCATGACCTTCAGGAATTTTTTCCGTCTTTATCGTCAATTCTGGAATGCCTTCAGTGAAAATTTTTCTATCCGCCCATTCCTTTTTTACTTTTTTTGCCAAATCCGAAACAACCGACAAAGTTTTACCCGAACCTGGAACACCTGTAATCAAAGTAATCATTTTTATCCTTTATTTCAAAAATTTAAACGAACGATAAGACGACCATATACCCAGCGAAAACGCAAAACCGCCAAAAATAATATTCAAGGCTTCGGGTATTCCCGCAAGACCGAGCAAACCTATTAAATCGGCAGGCATTTGAAAATAATTCCGCGTTACATAATCCAAAACCCCATCCACCGCTATTGACAATCCTTCATAAGATACAAGACTCACACCCAAACCCAACAAAATTTGAAAAAAGGCGTTTTTAAGCATCGGAAGAAGAGCAATAAACAAACTGCCCAAATACTGAAGCAAGACACGTCCAAAAGCAGCCAAAGCAGGCATTTTTATCCTTTCATACTATTCACAGTTTTAAAAATCATCATTGCCGAAGTGAAATAGGCTAACGTGATAAAAACATATCGGAGTTTTTCAGCGGCTTCACACACAAAAGAAAGCGTTAAACTATGGCGACCAAACTGACCAAAATCCAACTGAATGTCTTTAGGACAATAACCGCCCGTAGAGAAAGCAGAGGAGGGCGAAAACTTGCCAAATCCACCATCCGACTTCAGACCACCCCAATCAGGTTCTCCACCTCCATCGGGCGCAGACGGCATATCGCCTAAATCGCCAGAACTATCTGAACCTGTTCCCGTTCCTGTTCCCGTTGTTCCTGTTCCCGTTCCTGTTCCCGTTCCTGTCGTTCCACTTTGACCGCTTCCGCCGTTCTTTCCGCCCCCTTGCATTCCGCCGTCGGGCGTTGTGGCGTGGTCGGCTCCGCCTCGACCACCGCCACCACCGCCCCCAGCGGACGAACTATTAGGGCTTGATGATTGGCCGTCTTTCTTTTCAGTGGAACTTGAAGAGCCAGTAGAACCGACAGTTGAACTTTCTGTTTTAGGCTTGTGTTTATAAGTGCAGACTACAGAAAAGGTGCCGTTCGATTTTTTACCAAAAGTCATATTAGAACCGGGACCGCAATCACCCTCTTGACTAGAAACCCTCTCCCTTTCAATTGGGGCTGAACCCAAAGGACGACCGCCACGACCGTCAGGCTCATAAATTTGACAGAAAGTTCCACCGCTAGTATGTTCAACCATTCTCATGGCCCAACCATGCTTATCTGTACCCGAACACGCGCCCTCATATGTGTCAGAGACTGCGCCTGTCATTTCATTAACGTAAATATTTTCGAGTTTTTTAGAACCTGTACCGCCACTTCCTGAATTTCCACCACCGCCACTGCTTCCGCCACCGCCACTGCTTCCGCCACCGCCATTGCTTCCGCCACCGCCATTGCTTCCGCCACCACCGCCACCAGCCGAACCGCTACCACCGCCCAAGCTACCACCACCAGCAGAGCCACTGCCACCGCCTGACGTTCCACCACCACCGCCCGAGCCACCATTACCTTTACCCTGATTCTTCTTCTGTTCCTCTTCTTTTTTCTTTTGTTCTACTCGTTTTACATCAATTTCTCTCAAAAGCCTTGCCATTTCATTCTCATCCTCCAAAGCCTTTTTTAGACGTTCCTTTTCTACCCCCATTTCTTTTGACTTTTTACTTAAATCACTATCTGAAACGCTAATACCCTGATTTCCCTTATTTTTATTACTTAATAAGTCTTCAACATCAAAAACAGTCATATTCTGACTTTTATTAAAAGCCCCCTTATCCTCATGCCTATAAAAACAATAATCTAAAACACAAGCCAACTTCGTAACTTTAACCTTTTGAATATTCCCAGTTTTTTTATCTTTTATACCTACCTCTTTACTTTCCCACAAATCAACCATCTGATTTAAACGACCATCCGTTCTAAAACCATAACCCGTATCACCAACAGCACCTAAAGACACCGAGGGCATTAAAAAAGCGACCGCTAAAATTGCGACCGCCAAACTATTTTTTTTCATATCTACCCCTTAAACAAATAAATTAAAGAAACCACAGCAAAAAAACCAAGCATAAAAGGAAAATCAACCAACATCTGAACCCCCCATACCACTTATAAATTTTGCCGCCAATCTAAATGCAAACATCAAAACAAAAATCATGACAAAAGACCCACCGATTAACGCTCCATCGGCAAACTGACTAACCGCCGAACATTCAGGAAACGAAAGCAACACTTTTTCGCCATTCAAAAACCACTCTTTCCCTACCTTTTCAGGAGCTATAATCTTTCCATCTGCCGTTATAACGGGAGCTGTTTGAGACAATACATAGTCATTTGCAGTTTCGATATTGCCAAAGCACTGAAAACCCACGCGATAGCCCATACAGCCCCCAATCAATTAACGACCGCCAACGAATGACGCGACGAGACGGAACGCTTTCATCAGTACATAGACGGCTAACAACGCTACACCGACAGAAGTTACAACAGGAGCAACAGCATTTATTTGAGTTACAATCTGCGTACCGATATCGGCAATACCTTCAGCAGAAGCAGCAGCCGAACCAGTAGCCAACAGGGCAACAACGCCCGCTTTTTTAAAATTCAAGATTTTCATAAAATTTCCTTTTTTAAAAAGTGAGTACCGTTTTCAAAAGGCAAACGGAAAGCCCTAAAAATCATGCTTTCGAAGCCGAATTCTGACCACCGACAACCTTCATAGAATAAACTTTCTGAAGAACCCGTTTCCCTTTAATTTCGGGCATAAGTTCGATATCGACTTCCACAGGGAGCTTGCCGCGCAAATATTCCAATTCGACTTTTTTGGCTTCTTCGCCATATTCACACTGAATCAAATCAAAACCGAATTCGTTAGCCGAACTGTCAGAAATAGGGCGTTCAATAAAAACTCTCGTATAGTCAAAAATAACACCATTATCCGTCTGACCTTTATTCCAAGTTACTTTTCTTAAAATTGCTTTCATTTCATTTCCTTAAGTTAAAATTCGGCGTATGGTATTTACGCCACATATAGGCTAAATAATCGTCTTCCGACTCAAAATTACGCCCGAAATTTCCAAACTGTTCATTAATCTGACGTTTTTGACATTCGTTCAAATATTCGTCATATGTTATATGCCTGATAGCACTTCGTTCACTGCCGAACGCCATATCAATGACCGAATAAACATCACGCGGGACGCGATGACATTCGTGAATATAAGTCAGACTTTCCGTTGCACAGTCAAACGCCGCAGGATTCAGACGGCGGGGCATTTTTTTTTTACCGTCTTTCAAAACTTCTACAATGGCTTCAGCATCGAGACCCATACGCTCAAGCAAATTAACCACCCCCGAAACCTGAATCGCGCCATATTTAACACAGTGTTCTGCCGATACGTCTTGCTGCTTTTTTACCCGCTCAACTTTAGCCGGAGCTTCTTCATAAGCTGAAAAAAGTCTTTCAAAAACTGGAAATGCGCCCGTCAAATACTGACCCGCATCTATCAGGATTTCATGAGGAATCACGATATCCCGATTGTGCAGCTCAAGCTCAACACGAACCCAAGGACTTTCAGAATCGCCAAGCTGTTTACCTTTCTCATAAACACGCACAAAACGACTTGAATTTTTACGGCTGCCTATATACAGGGTTTTTCCCGTACCGAGATAATGTAGCCAATCCCCGCCGACACATTCGGCAATAGGTTTTGTATGGCGTGATGTATATCCGCCGTTTTCCCAGTCTTTAAGAGCCATTTCAGGGTTATACTGACCTTCCAAAAAATCATGCGCCAAGTCCACGCGAGTTATTTTTGCGGTGGGAGCATCGTTTTTAATAAATTCGTAAAGGCGCGTCTCCCAACCGTCAAAAGCAGCCGTCAAACCTACACCCGTCAAGTTAAAGCAAACCGTTTCATTTTGACGTTTACCGCCAATGGCAAAAAAGCCGTAGTTCTCCAAATCCGTCCCCATGTGATAAGACGTCTTATATCCATTACGACCGCCCAAATTCTGTTTCAAAAAACCAAAGCCGAAAATTTCTTGTGCAACCGCGGAAGCATTGGCGGCTACTTCTTCCTCCGTCCCGAGTTGATCAGGACGTACAAAAACGCTTTCAGGCATGACAACCGTCAAAGTATCAATAAATGCAGCAGTCGATTTACCGCGTTTCAAAAGGACTTCTTTTAATTGTCCTTTGACAACTACGAAATGTTCAAAGGCTTCGCTTTTCGGCAGTCCCCCCGTGTTACTAGTGGGGGGATAGATAACAGCTTCATTCATTTACACACCCTTTTGCGCTATTACAACACGTTAAATTAACGCGTTAACGCGTTAACAAATTTCCGATATGTTAACGCGTTAACACATTAAGTCAACAACAAATTACTTGTTAACACACAAGACATTGTTTTATATTGCATAAAAGATTTTAGGAATATGAAAAATGAAAGCACTAAGAATCAAAGACGATCAGGAAGAAAAAATCAGACAGCTAGCCGTAGCAGCAAATAAAAAACTGATACAACTAGGAAGAGAGCCACTCAGAGACAGCGAGTTAGCTCACATGCTACTAAACAAAGCCTTAAAAAGGGCATACATAAACGACGACGGCGAAATAGATATAAAGGACAAATAATGCTCAAAAAGGCATTAAAAATCATCCTTTTCGCCGTTTGTTTCATAATAAGCTGGATCCATGGATACTCAGAAGGCGTAAACAAAGGATACGAATGTCTAAAACCTGAAAATAAAAACCGACTAGACTGCATTTTAAATTCAGGAAATATAGAAATTATCGAACTTGACAAACTCGAAGAAATAAACCTACAAAATAAGGAGCAAACGCTCAAATAGAGAGCGTTTGCTCATTGAAGTAAAATAAGCCCCGAAAAGGGGGCTTATCATGGCAACGCAATCCGAACTCATAGACCAAATCAAAGACAGGCTTTTTATCCTGTCTGACTATGCTTTATCTCAACGCTGGCAGGTAGAGCCGACCCGAATCAGCCAATACCGACGCAACCGTCTGCGCCTGCCTGTACGTTTTATTGAAGACATTGCCGAGCAAATCGGCATTGACGCGCTTACGCTCATCAAAATGCTTGAAACGGAGCGACTGACCAAACAGAAAAAAGACGCCGCCAAAATCGTATTATGGCGACCAAACGAAAAAGTTAGACGTTATCCGCCGCCATGGGTAGAGCGAAAACACTTTTTCAGGCGGAAACGCTAGTTCGCATAATTTTTCATTATGAAATTTTCTGTTTAAATAAAAATTTCCGTAGCGACCCGTCCGCCTGATTTTTTTTTAAGGCTTT